ATTACCATTCTATATGCCTGGAAATACGCGCGGGCCTGCACGTCCTGCCAGCCCTCCCGATCGTTGGGGGCTTTGTTGCCGTTGTCGGTGCGTTTTAACTCCGAGGGAGTGCAGAGGTTTTTTGCTATATCCCCGTCGTAGATCAGCGCGCCCCCGCTATAACAATAGGCGTTCCAGTCGTCCGCACCGTTTAATAATGTTTCTTCATTGAGTTCCGGAATTGGTTGGCCGTTGTTATCGCAATACTCGCAAATGTCTATGTAGCTTCTCAGCAGATTGAGCGCAAAACCTTTCACGCCTCGATCCCAGCACGACCGCGTTTTAACGGCTTCCAGACGTGCCCGGATTTCATTTACTTCGTTCTTCCAGTTGTTGGAGTTGTTCGTTTGACTCTTTTTCATGGCTTCAAATGTTTGTCTCATTAACTTCGAAGGGTGTAATACCTGCTCCTCCCTTTCTCTATTACAAAGATAGTATAATATTTTATACCGCGCAAGCATTTCACAAACTTTCTTCATCGTTTGTTCTTATGCAAAACAAACACACCATAAGTTTTTACCATCCGAAAGCCTGCCAGGCTGAGACCACCGCAACCCGCTTCACCCCGGCCCAACGATCACGCACGCACACGCACACGCACACACAACGGGTTCCGATTACATTCACAAAAACTCGGGAGGTTGCTATGAGTACACCCCCTTATATATTATTCTTATCATTCATATACATTAAGAACGTGTATAGTCGCAGGGAGGGGCATTTTGGGGGCGTTTTGAGTGTGTGGTGAAAGAGGATAGTTTTGGTCTGTTTGGCCGGGTGGAGGGGGATCCGACAGGAGAGGAAAGAGGGAGCTGGGCGAGGGAGCGAGGACGGACGCGGGAGCAGGAGGTGGCCGGGGGATTGCCAGCCTGAGCGAGCGGAACAACGTGGAGCGAGCGAGGGAGGGAGGGAGACAGCCACCGGGAGGGGGTGCGGGTCTTTGGTCAACAGCCGCCCGGGGTCTGGAGCCTTTCTAACACTCGAGATATTCGCGGGCTTGGTTTCTTGTGGTTTGGGAAGGGGGTACGGGTCTTTGGATTTTCGGGGGTATGTTTTGTGAGGGGTTTTGGTTATTGAGGTGGGTGGGGGCTTGGATTTGGACGGCAAAGATATTATTACTATATTTGTACAACAATCTTAAACAATCTGATTAATGGGCGTAAATAAATCAATCACCATCGATGGGATTACTTTCCAGTTCGAGGTGAAGTCGAAGGACGGGGTTATGCACGTTTCTCTCTACTCGGGCGATGGCGAATCGGCTCATGCCATCATGACGGCCGATGAGAGCAAGGAGGTAGTCGAGGCGCTGGATATAGTTCGCGGGTGGGTGAAGCCGAGGGAAAACAGACCCTTTACGGATCAGGAGCTTAAATTCTGAGGTTATGACCGGGATATTCGGATATTATCTTCGCGTCTACGTGACGGCGAATTTCGGCGAAAAATACGACAACGGGGTGAAGCTCATGCTGGATGCGGGGCTTCTGAACGAGACGGCGGCGCAGTGTGCCGTGATATGCTGCTACGTAGACAACTGGTGCAGGACGCATTCGGGGCCGCGGCAGGAGGCGTTCGCGGCGGCGGCCGAAACATTCAATGTTGCCGTATACACGGTACGGCATTACTATTACGACCTGAAAAAAAGGTACGATATCTTCAACAAAAACAACAAAGATTATGAAAAAACTGCTTCGCCGTCCCGCACTGACGGCTCTTTTCGGCCGGAACAAGAAGGTCGGGACAAAAACGACGGCCGAGATTAAAGCGTGGCTGGAGACGCACGGGATCGACCGATCTACGGCCGCGCACATTTCGGGGTTCATGAAGGCGCACGACATCGACCTCGGTGCCATCCGCCTCTGCTCCTACGGCCTCACCTACTCCTTCGACGAGTTCCTGGAGTGGTTCAAAAACGACGATTCCTCGCTCGTGCCCGTCGAAAACAAGTTTGCAATATTTTGGGACAACTGTCATTCGAAGGCAAAGATCGCCGTGTTCACGAAATACACGGACGGCATGTGGCTGTCTTCCGACGGATTATCCTACCGCAACTGCTGCCGTTTCGTGTCTATGGCGCAGTACCGCATGATCCTCAACGTCCCCGACGACATGAACATCCCCCTGCCGCTCGGGTTCCTGGACGAAGTCCAAACGAAAGAAACCGAAAAAAAACCCGCCGAAGATGAAAAGTAGAACCTATTCCGTGGCTACGGGCTCCGAAGCCGTCATAACTCGTCAGCCGGAAGGCATGACGCAGGAAGAATACCGCGCCCTGCGGCGCGAGGCCGACCGGAAACTCAAACTCAGACTGCGCTACGGAACGATCATCTACGTGGCCTCCGAGCTGTTCTCCGAGAACGGCATCGACATGATCCGGCGCTTCAAACCCTATCGGCGCCCCTCCAAATCGGCCGCCGTGAAGCTCGAATCTATGCGCAAGGGAAAAAATATGCGCACCCGCTTGGAATTGAAAAACTAATTCCCTATATTTGTTCCCGGAATGTTACTGTGGCATTCCTGAATGTAAATAAACACCTCACTTCCTGGCTTATTTTTTCCTCCGTTCCCGCTCCAGGGGCGGAGGGTTTTTTATTAATTTTTTCCATAATTCATGCCCTTCGTGGTAAATTCTTATATTTGGGCGTAAAAACCGAGCTCCATGGACGACAGGAAATCCGCAATAGACTTTTTAAAGACCGCGACAGCAGTGCCGCAGATGCCTGATGCGACGCCCGCGGAGTGGGAGTGGCCTATATCGGAGCAGGTGGAGAAGCAACTGAAAATGATGGGCGTCTACGACATAATGCGCGAGCAGATATACATCATTGGCACCTCCGCATCGAAGGCGAAGATCGAGATCGCCAAGTCGAAGATCGACGGCCTCACCAAGTCCATGAACCTCATAAAGGCCACCATGTCCGTACTGGAATCCTCCGGATCGGACGTGGACGAGAACCGCATATCGGAGATCGACATACGCATGCACCTCGATGAAGATGATGATAGCCAAGAGTAGAAAGGTCGGATGTCTCGACATGAACATACACCTCACGCGCAAGCAGAGGATCATGTGGAACCGCCTCAACGACGGCCAGTGGAAGGAAGTGCTCTTTTACGGCGCCTCGCGCTCGGGAAAGACTTTCGTCATTCTGTACTGGCTCATCGTGCAGTGCGTGGCGCACAAAGCCAACTGCCTCGTGCTCCGCAACCTCTTCACGTCGCTTCAAACCGGAATGCTCCAGCAGACCCTCCCCGCGGTGCTCAACGCGATAGCCAAGCACAACGGTTACGCCAAGTGGCAGGATATAACCATGAAGGACGGGACACCGTTCGCAAAGTATAACGGCAAAGACAACTACCTCATGTTCTACAACGGTTCCTACATAAAATTCGGCTCCATACGCGGGTCGGCCAACGACGAGAGTCAGTTCGATAAGATTCTGTCGTCGGAATGGGGTCATATCTTCATCGACGAGGTGTCGGAGGTCGAGGAGAGGGCGGTAGACACCCTCCGCTCACGACTGGCACAAAAACTACCTGTGCGCAACAAGCTTCTGTTCGCCCTCAACCCCACGCGAAAAACCGGATGGACATACGTCAGGTTTTTCAAGCACGAGACCCGCGAGGGACTGGCGATCCCCCCGGAGCAGACGTCGAAGTTCCTGGTCGTGAAGTTCTCACTCAACGACAACATGGAGAATGTCGCCGACGACTACCGCGAGACCCTGGAGGCCATGTCCACGCTCATGCGCAAGCGCTTCCTGGAGGGCGACTACTTCGACGAGAGCGAAGGGGAGATTTTCAAAAAAATATGCTGGAGCGACGTGAACCCCGACCTGCGCTTCCCGACGCCCGAGGAGTGGATAGACCTCATTATCTACACCGACCCGTCGGCCAAGGACAGCCGCAAGAGCGACTTCAAGGCGTCGCTGCTCATGGGCAAAGCCCGCGGCCGAATATGGCTCATCGACGTGCTGGCCGTGCAGGGCACCTCCCTGGAGATGATGAAAAATATTCGTCAGTTGTACCTCGAAAGCCCCAATCGCCTCATAACGCGCATCGTGATGGAAAAGAAGCAGATCCCCTTGGACTTCAAGACCACATTCGACCAGTTCCAGGCCGACACGGGGTGGATTTGCCCCCTGGAATGGGACACCCGGAACATGGGCGACAAGTTTACGGTCATCGAATCCATCCTCGATCCCCTCTTCACGTCCGACAGGTTCGTATTCAACGCCAAGCTCAAAGATACCAACCGCGGCGAGGAAGCCGTGAATCAGTTCCTGTTCTTTTCGCGCAAGGTCGATCCCAACCGCAAGGACGACATACCCGATGCGGCGGCCAAGGGCGTATCGCTCATGAACCGCGCGGGCGGAACCGTGGGCTCCGCGTACAAAAGCTCCGGCATCATAGTAAAAAAACCAAAACGTTTTATATCATGACCGAGAATGTGAAAATTTATACCATCGAGGAGTTGAAAAATATGGGATGGGAGTTTCTAAGCACCAACACCCGAGTTCAAACTCATTTCGACGATGAATTCGCCGAATTGTTATATTCAGAAAAAATCCCGGACAATTTCCCCGACGTGGTGTCTTTTAAACAATTTCAGCCCTATTTTACGGGGCCTATGAACGTCCCGTCGCTCAGTTATAATAATTTCAGCAATGTGACGTTGCTTTTCAACGTGGAAAAAGAGCCTTCTATTCCCGGCAAGTATATGATAAATTCGAAAATGGGGCTTTTTATTATCACTGGCCTTAGTTGCTCGGAAACAATGTCTCTGCTTTTTACGCTCTCCGTGTCTGTAAAAGGCGACACCCCCCTGCCGTTTAAAGTAAATTATAGACGTTCGGAAGCTGAGTTATGGGTCGAGTGTTACTCAGGGTTAGCTTACAAGATGACCGGAGATACGCTGCCTACATTGCAAATTCCTATTCTTCTTTCCGGACTGCATCCCGGATCGCCGTTCCATTTATCCATAGAACGAGATGTGTATAAATTTCCCATCGTTGAGGATAAAAATTTATACATCCACTATTTCGCTCTCCAAGGAGATTTTGTGGCCAATAGCATAACGACAGCTAAAAAGACCTTCACAGACCCCAAAACCGGAGCAGTAAGGTCGTATTCCAATACTCCGGTGATGTGTATTTCGGAGGCTGAATCCCTCCAGTCGGCCGCAGAGTACGCCTCACTCATAGAATACGGGGAGCAGGTTATCGTGGCCTCGGAACCCGGTAAAATGTACTTCCCCGAGGAGGAGCTCTATCAGTGGATCTCGCCCCAGCAGCTCGATCAGTTCAAGAAAATGTACCCCGACTGTGTGGAGATTTCCTACAACAGCGCCCTGGGGTACGTGTACAGTCAGATCGGGGAGCTTTACGACATAGCCTCGATACTGGCCGGAGACACCAACGACGGCACGGCGAAGATCATGCGGTGGATATTAACCGTCCTGACGGCCTACAATATCACGAGCCCATCGGCACGGCACTCCGAGACCCTGCGCGACAACTACGAGATGGTCGTAAAGAAGGTCACAGAGATGAAAAACGGGGCTACGACGCTGCATGATGCCCCGATAAAGGAGACCCCGAATGCGTGGGGTACGGTAGTAAACGGATCGAAAAACAAAATGCGCGGATAAATGGCACAATTTCATACCCCGAGGCAGCAGCCTTACAACCCCTTCCGCCCTATTGGGGCGCCGAATGTAAAGTCGAGGTACATTCCCAACCAGTACTTCGTCGAGTTCACTCCGAGCTGGTGGCGAAATGCCATCGACAACGCGGTGAACTACTCCGACCTTACGATGGTGGACACCCTGTATTCGTGGTGCATTCAGTCATCGCCGTTCCTGGTGAGCCAGATGAACAAGCGCCTGAACCCCATCGAGAATGCCGTGTTCGCGTTCTACCGCGACGGCGAGATCGACGAGAACCTCACAGAGATGATAACCCGCACCCGGTGGTTCAATAAGATGAAGCGCGAATTCGTGCTCTCGAAATTCTACGGCGTGCGTATTGTCGGCATCGACGTCGAGAAAGACACCATCACCAGCTACCCGCTGCGAAACATAGACATGGTGAACAGGGCGATCCGGTCGCAGACCTACGCCATAGAATCCGTGGCCAACGTCGACGATTACGACAATATGTTCTACATGCAGCCCGACACCGACCAGGACTTCAAGATGGGAATGATGCAGCAGATTTCCCGCGCTATGATCGGCATTGTGGAGGCATACAACAACTGGTCGGTGACGAGCGCTACATACTCATATCCCCGCACCACCGTGGGCTTCATCGACGGGAACGCGCAGGCACAAACGCTGGCCGAGAATATCGCCAACAACCTAGACCCGCTCGACACCCCCGTGCTGCCCTTCAAGCAGAACCTCGACAACAAGGAGAACGTCTACCAGGTGGAGGTCAAGCCCCTCCAAACCCAAATGTACCCCGATGCCTTCCGCGTGTTCAAGGAGTACATAGACAGCTACCGCGCGGAGATCATGCAGGAGGTGACGGGAGGTACCCTGCTCGGCGCCACGGAGAAAAATACCAACTCCGAGCAGCTCGCGCAGATACACATGTCGCTCTACGAGGCTCTGTGCAACGCCGACAAGCGCGACTTTGCGAACTTTTTCAACTACGAAGGTGCCATCCAGAAGATCGGCCGCCTGCTCGGCATAGATATGTCGGGCGTAAAGCTCATGGAGGTGCCCGATACCACCATCAGCGTGGATAAGTTCGAGCGCATAGGCCGCGTGCTGGCTTCGCAGGGCATGGCATACAGCCCTGAGGTCATGCGTAAGGTAGGCATGGAGCCCTCCGACATAAACACTGCCGTGCGCAATAACAACTGGACGGAGGTTAAATTGCAGGCCAAATCCATCATGGCGAAAATAAAGTCGGCACTCACGCCCTCCAAGAAAACAAACGACAATGGCAACGATAGCAGACCTGAGGAGAAAGATTAGTGCCGCCATCTACAACATCAAAACCCAAATTCCGGCCAAGGTGGCCGAAAGCATGGCCGGGGAAACGCGCCTCAACTTCGAGCGCGAGGAGTATGGCAACGACGGCACGCCCCGGAAATGGGCGGACAGATGGGGAAAGAACCTGAAATCAAAGAGATTCGAAAACCTCGAATCATACCTCCGCTATCCGAAGCTGCGCCACAGAGGCCGTCTCGCCCGGAGCATCACACCCTTCTATGGGAGAGGTTTTGCCGGGCTGCGCGCCGCGGCGCCCTATGCGGAACTTCAAAACACGGGGAAAGGCACCCGCACCGGAGGCAACTCTTTCCGCACGCGACCCTCGTCCTCGACGCCCGTGCGGCTCGGAACCAATCCCGTCGCCCGACCCTTTATGGGCGTTGGCCAAAGAACCGAGCTCAATACGCTCCGGCTATACTCCCGAGAGATCGCAAAACTGGTGTAGAAAAAATTTTATTTGCGAAATATTTTCCTTTGCACTACATTCGTAACGTCCTATACTGAAATTATGAGCGGTGAAATTTGCAAAGCAATAGTTACGGCACTGCGGGCTTCGGAGCTCGTGGACGAAAATAATGTCAGTATAGTTCTCGCAAACGACAACGGAGAGGGGACGGTGAACACCGATCTCCCGGCCATAGCCGTAAGCGTGAAGGGAACCGAGCGTGACACCGGGGAGTTCATCGGAGGCATGATCTACAATCAGTACATCGTGCAGTTGTCGGTGATAACTCCGTTCGAAAACCAGGCCGCGTCGCCAGACGATGGCCATCAGTACGATCAGATGAACCTGGCATACAAGGTCATGCTCTATATGGCCGCGTGTTCGCGGGGGGTGATAAAGAATTCTGCGGGCGAATGGGTGCCGCTGGACTTTTTTACCGAACTGAGGCAGAAATACGGCTTTACGCTCCTTTACAAGGAAACCGAGACCTATCAAACGCTGGCTATGAAGCGCGAAATGGCAGAGCTCCCCGTGCATAACACGCGGCTCATATACGTGGCCAACTTCATCGACAACAGCACCTGTGAACAGGATTCGTTCCTGTGTGATGCGATAGAGATGAAGTGCCTGTGCGATACCGTCAGAAACACTAATTCATAAACCGGACATGACAAAAGCGACATATCAAATACTCTCGAACGAGGCGCTCAACAGCAAGGGTTTCGTGGTGCTCAACTCCACTATCGACTGGAGCAGGTACCTCAAAAACCCTATCCTGCTGCGCAACAAAGATACGGGAGAACATTTCGGCCAGCCCATCGGGCGCGTCGAAGATATTCATTTGGAAAAAGGCAGGTGGATCGGAAAGCTGGTGTTTGGCTCCTCCGAACTCGCACAGGCCGCAAAAAGAGATTACGAAGCCGGAATACTCAACGGAGTGTCTATATTCGGTAGGGCGCGGATCGTCGAGCGCAATGGCAGGAAATACACTACATTTTTCGAGGTGTGGGAGATTTCCCTTGTCAACATACCGTCCAATCCCGATGCAGTGGCGATACGGGGAGAGGATAACGTTGGGTTGTCGGCAGTATCATTCGTGCCGGACAGCATAGAGATCGAACAGATCGAGAGCCTGTCGGCATACCAAACAGACATCATAAACCAATTTGAGAACAAGATGAAAAACGAGGAAGAGAAAAAAGTCCCCGAAACCGGGACGGAGCAGGCTTTCGACGACCGCGTGTCGCTGAGCGCCATGTCTAAATTCCTGGAACTTATCGGACTGGCATCCCGAAAGAGGCTTCGCCGTGCGGATGAAATAGACCGCGACGCCAACCAGGACGACGCGGATGCCGGGCAGGATCAGCGTGATGCCCGCGAGGATCGCCGCGCTGCGCGCTATGAACGCGAAAAGGGCGATGATGCCGAAGCAAAACGGCGCGAAAAGGACGCCGAGCGCGACGACAAGATGGCCGAAAAGGACAAGAAGGAGGCCGACAAAGACCGCCGCGAAGCCCGCGAAGAGAGAGCGAGCGCCCTGGCCGCAGAGGCCGTTACCGAAGCCCTTGCCGCAGCCACAGACGCGGCCATAGCCGACGCCAAGGAAACCAAAGCCGAGGCAGCCAAACCCACGGCGCTCTCCGCTGCGGAGGATGCGCGAGTATTCAACGACAAAACAATCACAAAAACCAAAACAATGGTAAAACCCTTTTTCAAGTACATCGACGACCCTGAAAATATGCCGAAGATTCAGGCAATCATGGGTCTGTCCGCCTCCTCGGGCACTGCCGACGGCGTTGCCGAGGTGAGCTTGTCGGCCGCACAGGACGCCGACGTTCGAGAATCAATTCAGGAGTTGTCCGCATCTATGCTCTGCGACCCCTATTTCATGGCCACCGTGCAGAACATGACCTTCCAGATCAACGACGGACGCCGTGAGAGTGTCGTCGATACGATCCAGGGTCTCGCCTCGGGCGAAAAGTCGGGTCAGTTCATGCAGAATGCCGACCTGGCAAAAATTTCGTGGCTCTCGCTGTTCGTTCGCCAGCTCTTCCCGCCTAACACGTGGGCTGACCGTGTACGCCGCCTGTCGGTGCGCGACAAGGAAGGCATCATCTGGGTGGAGAGCGCCGTCAACCCGGACATCTACTTCGGAGATCGCGCGCCGCTGAATGCACCCAACTACCTATACGACGACCTGCCGCGGGGGTTGGAGCGCAAAGTGTTCTCCATGCAGCCTATTGTATGGCAGCCCGCGAACTCCGACGTCCTGGCCTACAACGACCGCGCAACGGGCCAGTTGGACGCCATGGCCAAAATGTCCATGTGCATCCACAACTACTGGCTCCAGACCATCGCCGAGGCAGTTCCCGCAGCTAATCACCTTACAATGTCCGGCGCAGAGTTCAATTCGTCAAATCGATTCCCGATCAACTCGGCCGCCGCTGGCAAGCTGCTCGGCATGACCCTCAATGACCTGCTCGCCGCACAGGGTCGCTTCATCGCCCGCAACCTCAACTTCCGCCGAGGGAACGGTGTGGCTGTGTTCGCAGAGCCCTACTACACGTCGCTGGTGCAGACCGACAAGGTTCAGAGCATTCTGACGCAGCAGTTGTCGAACGCCCGTCCCGAAGGCTTCACTTACTCGGGATTCGACGTCATGGCTCGCTCGGTCATCGCTGCCTACAACACTGCAACTTCTACGGTCGTGGATGCGGAGACTTATTTCGACAAGCCCGTCACCTTCGCAACCGGAGCTATCGACACCGCTCATGTGAAGCCCGTGCTGGCCGCAACGGTTTACGACATCGGCCTCGGATTTATCCCCGAGGAGGTCGTTGTGGCAATCGGCAACACGAACATCCATATGGTGTCCGACCCGAACAACTACGGTTGGAAAGTGTCGATGGATATTTCGACGGGTGCCGGAACTCTCCGAAGCAGCGCAGCAGGCATCGTTCTGTATCGCCCGACGGCAACCTCCGGAGCGTAACGCAACACACACAGGAAAAACCAGCCCGACATATTGTCGGGCTGGTATTCCAAAAAAAATCAATATCAACAATTTAATTCCCCCCTTTAAATTATGATTCAGATCGCAACATTCACCCACAAGTTTTTCATCGAGCTCGTAAAGCAGCTCCAAATCTACGGCACCCTGTACGTCACTGAGGACGGCAACATCTACGTCAACGAATCGCAGGCGCAGACACGCTGCCAGTCCCGCGAGAAGCTGGCGCACCTGAACGGAGAACTCGTCCAGGAGCTCCGCTATGCCCGCGTCGACAAATCCAATCCGCCCAAGGGCACCGCGGAGTTCGAGGAGATGCTCGAAAACCAGTTTCGGGCACGCCGTCAGGCAGCCAAGAACTCCCTGGCAGAGGCCGAGAAGGAACGCAACAAGCCCGTCATGTCCGATGCCGAGGCAGAAGCCCTGCTCGAAGGCAAGACCCCCGCTCCTGAGAAACAGGAGGAGGAAGCCGCAACAGAGGCGCTGATCGAAGGCGTGGAGTATGCCAAGGTTCGGGATGCCATCCGGGCAACCGTGAACCCGAAGCTGCACCACAGCGCCGGGTACTCCAAGACCCTGGAGGCGTACAACGCCCTTTCCGACGAGCAGAAGGCCGCAGTCGGTGCAGAACTCGCAAAATAACAAAACCTACGCAAATATGGCAGTAGTAGATATTTATACAACTTTAGGCGACACCAGGCTGGGCAACACCACGCCCAGCGATGGTATTGGCATGATCGTCGCCCCGGCAATGGCCTCCTCGGGAACCGATGCGAACTTCGCGCTCGATACCGCCTACCTCATTACCTCCGTTGCCGACCTTACGGCGATGGGTGTGACCTCGGGAACCGGAGACATGCTCCTGTTCCAGGTGGAGGAGTATTACGCCAAGGCAGGTAGCGGCTCTCGCGTGTGGGTCGTGGGGTATGCTCAGGCCGAATACAAGACATTTATTTCGGCCAAGCTGGAATCCATCATCAGCGGTACCACGGCGTCGAACTTCGACCTGCGTCCGCGCATGATATCCTTCGCATCGCTGCTTCCCACGTTCCAGGATTTCTCAGGGACGACCGAGGGGAAACTCCCGGCTACCCACAAGACCCTCATTGGCAACCTGCAAACCGTACTCAACAACCTGTTCCAGCAGTCGATCCGCATGGTCGGCATCTTCGACGGCGTTGTTTGCGTTCCGACAGGCAAGACCATCCTCACCACCGACCTGAGTAAGCTGGAGAATCTCGCAACGCTCAAGGCACCCCGTGTGGCCTATCAGGTTACAACTTCGAAGCCCGGCATGTCGGCATCCGTAGGCCGAACTCTCGGAATGCTGTCGAGCCTGTCGCTGGCGACGTCTCCCGGTGCCGTGACCACTGCCGGGGCAGCAGGCGACATCGACTATTTTGTGGATGTCACGGCCAGCGCCGACCCGCAAGATATCAACACTCCGGTATCGAAGCTTGTGCCTGCGAAGTGCAACCTCCTGGGTAAGAACCAATACCTCTTCACCCGCGTGCGTCCGCAACTGGCAGGCGTATACTACAACGACGGCGCCACATGCAACGATCCGGAGATGGCTCTTTCGGAAATTTCGTTTGTCCGCGTGGGCAATGCCGTGTGTGACAGCGTGGAGAGATTCTTTGTCAAGTTGCTCCAGGAGAACATCCCGACGGATGCTTCCACCGGAGCGATCGACGCGGGATTCAAGTCCGGAACGCTGGCTCAGCTCGACGAAACAGAACTGACACCCCGTATCAACCGCGGAGAAGCACAGGCCATCAATGTAGATTTCGCCGCCAAAGACGGCAACTACAATATGTCCAAGGCTATCCAGGTTACCGTGGAGGTACTTCCCCTTAGCCCGCTCCGCGAGGCATATATCGAAACTTTCTTTGTAACTACGTTAAACTAAACGCCATGCCTAATCCTTATGTAGTGCCCTCGAAGGACGTCCAAATCTACCTTACTTTCGAGGGGCTTCCAGCAATCAAGATCGGCACGGGTACCTCGCTCAACTTGCAGTACTCGCAGACAGTGCAGGACATATTCGCTATCGGGGAAACAGACCCTATCGACCTGGTGCAGCTCAACGCTCAGTATGCGGCCACTCTGTCGCACCAGACCGGGGAGCAGCACACCATCCTCGATGCGATCAACGGCGCTCTTCCGGCCGGGCAGACGCCCTATGCGTCCATGCTCCAACTGCCGCCCTTCACGCTGACGAAAACCATGTCGCTGCGCAACAGCGCGACGCCAAAGACCGTCTCGGAATCCCTGTTAGGGTGCAAGTGCGAACAGTCGAGCTCGGACACTAACCGAAACGACGCGGAGACGCTTTCGTCCATCAACATCCGTGCCCGTGCCGTACAGCGCTCGGTCGCACCCATCCAAACTATTGTGTAAACCAGGACGGGCGGGCACCCCAAGACCCGCCCGTCTTTAAAACCCAAAAATTATGTCGCAAATACAAGAAACGGAGCGCCTTGACCTCCAATACACCGTCACGGCCTCGTATTTCGTCCCCTCCTTCAACAAAGAAGGTCATATGATCGAGGAGGAGAAAAAGAACCAAAATATCGCCTTTTGGCGTTTACAGCGCCGCAACATCGAGCACTCGAAGCTATCCATGTTGATCCTGTCGCGCGAGGAATCGGAGCAGAAGGGAGTGATTGGCCTGGCCATGGACTTCATCAAAGCCTGCTGCGTCGACGACAAGGTGCGCGAAGATTTGCTCGGCGACGCTCTCGCCTGCGTGGAAATCTTTCAGTCGGAACCTGTCAGCGAGGACTTCCGCCGTTTTTTCGGGACTTGGGAGTTCTTGAAGGCGCTCCCGAAGAATCCGTCCGGCAAAAAATAGAGGAGTATGCGAAGGACGACCCTCTGCTTATCAAGAAGGCCGTCGTCTCCAGATACTTCCATGAGCCTTACTCTGACATGGATAAAAGGCTAAGCATCAATGATATAGACAAGTTATATACACTTGCGCTTCACCTTGTCGACATCATAGACATGGCGCCCTTTAAATCTAAAAAATAATGGCAACATACACCATACGCCTCAACCTTGGGGGAGACGTCATCGAACGTCTTACTCGTGCCAACGCACTGAGTGACCAACTGGAGCGCAAGACCAACCGCATGTCCCGGAATGGCGGAGGCGGAGGCGGTGGCGGAGGTGGTGTGGCCAACTATCCGAACCTGCGGCACGGATGGCACGAGCGCATGTCCTCCATGTATGACGTGTCGCGCCGATTCGGCAACCGACATACGCGCGAGGATTTCATGTCCGATGCCAACCGGGCGTTCGGTTCCATCCGGCGCTTCCGCGAACAGTTCGTGCGCAATTCCTTCACTCCGAGCGGGTGGATGCGAAACGCCGGGAACTTGGTAGGGGCGGTGTTCGATTCCGCCGCCGCAGTGATAAAGAGCAATCCCGCACTCCTGATGGGCGCGGGTATTCTCGGTACTGGCGCCGCGGCGTACGCTCTTCCTAAGCTCATTGGCGGAGGGCTATACGCCGTGCTGTCCAAAACATTGAACAGCTCGTCCATGACGGACGCCATATCCAACCGTATGCAGATGGATATGGCGCGCAGGGGGTTGGGATCGGGCTACACCTCGGCGCTGTCTGACGCCACGCGCATGGCGGCCGAATACGGCTATTCTCGTGCCGGCATGCTCTCCATGATAAACACCGTGTCGGGCTTCGAAATCGGAGGCACGCAGATCGGCACGGCCATAGCCACGCAGATCGCGCGGCAGGTGGGTAAAGTCGCCCAGATCGGAGGTCGCCCCTACGACATCGTGGGCCTGAACATGCAGCAGCTGCTGGCTGCCGAAAAGCCCAACCTTCGTGACGTGCGCGAGCTGATACATGCCGCCCCGATTCTCTCTAAGTACGCCAACGAGGCCATGAAAAGGAGGGGTATCGTAGGAGAGAGCCCCTACAATTACCTCCAGGATCGCGCCAACATGCTCCGAGCCCTGCACAGGCTCGACACGGAGCTGCAACCCCCGTCGGCCGCGGCGGCGCGCGGGCAGATAGCCCTGGCGAAGGAGAATTTCTGGATCAACCTCGCGGGCATGGACAAACTGTGGGAAAGCGTCGGCCGGGCCGGAGAGAATATGTTCGACCGCATATCCGCACGTTTGGATATGTGGTACAACTCGTTCGACCCCAACAGGCTGGACAACATCTTCGACGACTTCGTGGATGGCGTAGAGGATGCCATAGGCGCACTGACGGCCCTTTCGGACTGGATACTCAACCTCTCCGACTTCTTCGGGCTCCTGAATCCGTGGAGCTGGGGCGACAAGAGCCGCTGGGACTTGAGGTACGAGAAATCGGCCAAGCAGTCGGAATACACGGAGAGACGCAAAGCCGCGACATATCTGTCCGAGGAGCTGGGAAAGAGGTATGTCGAGGAATACCTTTCTACTCCGGCTGCCCGCAAGGCGTGGGGTTTGGACGAAGGCACCGAGGAGAACCGCGCCGCGAATCTGAAAGACGCGCGCGACATCCTGCTAAAAAACTTCGTCACCACCTTTACACCCAAGGTTCGGGAGGGGTTGCAGGAGCTGCCCGGACACCTGACGCCCGAGGAGGGGGTTCCGCAGTACCCGACGGGGCTCCTGAGGTACCAGTACACACCATACGAAACGAATACCGGATTCAGCCTGTTCGACTTCCTAAAGCCCGGGAACACGAAGAACGTCACTACCGTAACCAAGGGCGAGGCGTCCATAGCTCCCGTGACTTTCCGCTCCAATCCCGCGCTCAACGACCGGGAAGTCGCCGAGAATTTCAACCGCGTGACGAAGATTTACGGCGAAGGAGGAAGCGGCGCCAGCGGGAAGGACACCAAGAAGATCGAAGATCTGACCAAGGGATCCAAGTCCCTCATCATCAACTTCAACGCTCCTATCGTGCAGATGCCGACCCAAATAAACACCAATGCCACGCCGGAAAGCATCATGCAGACCATATCCAAACAGATCGAAGAGGTGACAATTCGAGGACTGCAAATAGCCTTCAACAACTCAACACGCACGCTCAATGGCTAAAGATCAATATACCGCAAACACAACCCCCAACGACACTCCTAACGACCTCCCGTCCTTGGGACAAATCCCGGCGTACAAGGCCGTGACGGATGGCATAAGCGCCGTAGAAAAAGCATATCAGGCGGGGTTGAAAATAACCCTGGCGGAGGTAGGATTCTGGCGTCAGATCGTTCAGTTCCGCGGCAAGGCCAAGACCTCCGATCCTCAGTATACCGGGATGGCGGACGCCCTAAAGCAGTCCGGCGACTACAAAACGGCCATACAATCGGTAGATCGCCAGGATATACAGCGAGAATATGTATTTCGCTGCGGGGATTATTTCCTCCCTATCAACCTCACCTACGAAGTGGAAGGGGAAAAGAACGATTCTACCTCCCAGCTCGTCGACGGGGCAGAAATCCTCCAGGTTCTCAACTACAAACCGATGGTCGTAACGGTGCGTCTGCGCATTGAACGCAACTTGTCTCGCGTCGACACGGACGCCTCGGCCTCGAACCTTTCCATGCTCGACGCCTTGTCCTATGAGGCATATGCCGACCAGGGGCTCGACAACACCGATCCCGCGGCCATGGCTATCGCCGACCTCGGCGTGGCTCTTCGGAGTTTGTGGCAGGGGCAGGATGTTTTCAAGATCGAGAACAAAGTCCTCAACAACGACCTCGGACTGGAGTGGGTGTACATGAAGAGGTTCAAATATACCCCCAATCCGGGGTCTACCATCGTGGACGTCAGCATGACGCTCCACCAAATAAACATGGATGAAAATGCCATCGTATTTACGCAGGAGACGGTAAATACGACCAATCCCGCGGGGGGGGCGGTAGGTGATGAAAGGTAATTTGTTCAGAGTAGGAAACGAGGTGTTTATCGAGGGGAAGAGCATCGGCCGATTCGCCTCAGTAGACATTACCGAGGAGCGGGATTCCCTCTCGGGAAGCTGCACCATGACCCTCCCGGTGTATGCCATCGGGTTCCGGCAGGGATTGCCTCCGGCACAGCGCATAAGGGCGGCCTTGGAGGGCATAAACATCAAGCCCGGCGCCCGCATAGACATCGACGGCTGGTTCTACAACAATGCTCAGTTGGGGCAGCAGTTCGAGAGACTGCGCATTTTCAGCGGCTTCATCCGGCAGGTCATCGGGGGATTCCCGTCGAAGATCGTATGCGAGGACTACTCTTTCATCCTGCGGTTCGGTACTATAAATCGGGACTGGGTGTCGCGCACGAAGCTAAAGGACATGGTGGACTATCTATGCCCCATCTCGAACAAGGCATTCGAGGACTACCGCAAGGCACAGGGGTTCGACAACCCGGCGGACTTCCCGGCTCTGTCTTTCGATTCATCGGATAGTGCGGATGTGGAGTTCGCGTTGCAGACCTTCAAGCTCATATCGCCGTTCGAGGCCCTGTCGAAGCTCATGAATATGTTTACGCTGTACGGCACTGTGAACACCCAGGGGAAGGTGTATTTCGGTATTGGCGTGAGGGACAAATTCAAGCGCACGGTGACACTGGCCACGAACACCAATGTCATCGGCCGCGACATAGTGCCTACCGACGGGCTGTTCGAGAACTACAAAGTGGTGGTAAACGCCCTCATGGCCGACGGTACAAAGTACACCTACGAATACGGCGATTCCCAAGGCGAGGCACACCGATATTTTGTCCCGGCCAATACGGTATCGCTGACCGAACAGACGGCCAAGAACATAATGGCCCGGTTGAAGGGAACGCGCAACAAGGGAACCATAAAAACCGTGCTCTATCCGCAGGTTAATATGTTCGACTTTGTGGAGTACACGGACACCATGCTCCCGGAGCTTACGGGAAACTACTACGTGATAGGCAGGAATTTGAGCTGCGACACTTCCGACGGGTTCATCCAAACCCTGACAGTAACCAACGAAATGTTTATATTATGAAAACATCCGGCACTTTCGACGACGAATGCGCCCGTTTGGGAGCGGAATTCGGAACAAAGATGAATGACGGGAAGAGGGTGTCGCTCGTCATAGCCACCGTGTCGGCTATAGACGAGGATGCCAAAACCTTAGAGGCTGTTGTGGATAATGATAGGATATTCAGCGACATAAGTCTAAACATTTTTCCAAACGGGGGCAACAGCCTCTATATTATACCCTCCGTGAATTCTCTTGTGGTGCTGGGGTTCATAGAGGGTTACTCCGAGGTTCCGGTGCTCATAAAAGCCACGAAGATCGACAAGATGGTCGTATCGAACGTCGCGGGTACCGAAGAGGAGGGAGAAAGCACTATTTCTTTCGATAAGGACGCCGTGGAAATAATCCGCGGCACCTCTTCTTGGCGGATTGAAAAAAATAAAATATCTTTCACTGCCGATAAAATTGAAATGGATGGCGGGGAGAACGGGGGGCTTGTGCTGGTAGATGGCGTCACCACGGCGCTCAACAATTTAGTGACGCAGGTAGGGAATATGTGCACAGTATTCAATGCGCATACTCACGGCGCCCAAGGTGCGTCGCCTCCGGCCACCCCTATGACCGCCCCCTCCCAGTTCAATAAAGGAGACTACGAAAATACCAAGATAACGCAATGACAGACGCAAAATTCGACTTTCAGGTCAACGACATAGTTATATCCAACGGGGGCGTCGAGTTGGTATCTTTGTGCAGCCAGCAGAACGCCACGCTGATATTTTCCAAGTCGGCGGCAAGTCTTACGAAGCCCCAGTTCGGGGTCGGATTCGAGGACTTCTATCCCCTGCTGCCCAAGTGGGCGTGGGGTAAGGTTGAGGCCACGGCTGAAAAGCAAATATACGACGACGGAGCCCTCATTGCCCGCGTGAATATCTTTGAGGAGACAGCCTCGGGAGTTGTGACCGCGGACATACATGCACGATACAAGGAGTAGACATGGCAAAGACGTACACAGTAAAACAGGGAGACACCATCCAGGACGTGGCATTCAACGTGTCCGGCTCTCTCGCGGGCATAGACCCGATATTGGAGAAAAACACGCCCACGAATATCCCGCCCGCGGACTGGAAGGCCATGCAGTACCGCCAGGAGCCTCCCGCCAAGAACTTTATGGAATCCTACACTCCGGCGCTGAGGACAAATCAGATTCTCGACGTCGAGGGGATCGACATATACAACCTCCAAACCTTGCAGCGGCCTCCCTTCAACTCCTCGATGGACGTGAAGGAAGAGGTGGAGGCGGAAATCTCGCGTCTCTTCAAAGCTACGGCCGAAGGAGGACGCGCCCTCATATCGGCGCTTGCGCCCGAGGCTATGGGGGCGATGATGAGGAGGAACGGCACCTTTTTGCGCGACACGTTCTACAACAGCCCATATACCGTGCAGTGTTTATTCCGCACGCCTCCCAAGTACAAATACATCCCCAACCCTGAATCTGCGTCTCGGGTAATACTTGACACGTCGGGGGTATCGAATTTCCCTCGCATCGACATCAACAACCCCTCAAAGGGCATCATCAATCTTGCGTTATACAACAATCGGGCGGCTATATATTTATATCCTGTTTTTTGGGACTATTTATACAGCGTCGTATTCATTAGCAACGGAGCCAAGGTCTATGCATATATCAACAACAATCTGGTAAACTCCCAAAATAAAAATTGGGTTGGTTATGCTTCTTCATATCTATTTCTTGGTGGATATGGTGGTAATAATAGGCCGGCGGTTGATTTTATGGGGGAGGTGATATGCGCCCGCTGGTTCGACCGCGCACTCACAGAGGAGGAAATGACGGCACTCCAAAACGGAGTGCGCCCGCAGGACTATATTGTGCCCCCGGCCTTGAAGCTGTCCTGTGTAGCTGAGTACATACCTCAGAACCTCATACCCTCTGAGGAGGACAGCTCGAAGCCCGCCATGTGGCTCGACAGCGCCAAGCAGATGCCGCCCGACATCTCTACTCCGCCGCTCCTTCGCAAGTCTGCCGGGGGTTATGACCTGGTGGTCAATGATAATCCCAAGATAGGCCGCGAGCCGATCTACAAACCCATTTACGACTTCAAGGGCGCCTATACCGCCAATGGCGCCTTCATGGGACAGCACATATCCACACAGTCGCTCGTCGACGGGACGCTGGAGTGCTACTTCAAAACCGGAGACGACATCCAGCATGAGCAGTGCGTATTCAGCATGGCGGATAATATGGCACTTCCAAGGCTCACAATTATTGCCAGCAGATTGCATTTCGCAACCAACGATTTCTCAGTGCCATATCTCTGCGAGCCAAACACGACTTATCACGTGGTACTCCGCTATGCTTTACAGGAAAATTTAGGCTACATCTTTGTAAACGGGATCAAGATTTCGGGGACGTTCAAATTGGGTAGTTATATGCAACAAAAATACATCAACCTTGGCATGTACACCGAAAATATTCCGATCTTGTTGAAGGGCGAAATCTACCACTTCCGCACCTTCAATACATACCTGACAGAAGCACAGGCGTTGATGCTGTGGAACGGAGGCGATCCCGCGTCGTTCGTGGTAGATGCGGCTATGAAGGCATCCTGCACACGGGAGTATCTGCCGCAGAACATGCGGCCTCGGAGTGATGATCCCACCAAGGCGGGCTATTGGTGGTCGTCGCACAAACAGATGCCCGTCAACGGAGTGTTGGAGCCCCTGTCGGATCCCCCCGCGGAGTGGCCGAATACAAACCTCGACTATTACAACTACCCCTCAATAATTAAACAATAACCGATATGTCACTTATAAATACCATATGGGATAACATCCAACGGACGATCCCGGCGATGAACACCAGCAACGCGGGCATCCTGCGCAAGATCGCGGAGGTGGTAGGCACCGTGCTTGACATTGTGCGGCTCGAAATCCTGCGCAGCGAGGAGACGATATCGGCGGCCGCGAAGATCGCGCGCGTGACGAGCGAGGCATGGTATGTCGAGAAGGCATACGCCTATCAGCAGGGCGATCAGGTAGTCGTGGTGAACGAAGCGACGCAAGAGCTGGGCTATGCGACCATAGATGCCACGAAGCAGATAATAAAGCAGGCTTCGATGGGGTCTAATCAGGAGGGTTTGTACTACATCAACGTGGCGACGGCCGATGCCAACAACAACGTGGTCTCACTCACGCAGGATCAACTCGATGCGTTCAGCGCCTACTACCGCAACTTTTGGGGCGTCGGCGCGCAAATACAGGCCGCATCCAATGCTCCGGCCGTCCTTTCGGCCGACAAGCTGTACGTCCGCTTCGACAAGTCGTACAACCTCGATACCATCAAGAACAGCATCAACACGGGGCTGCATGACTTGCAGATGCAACGACGCACGACAAATGTTCTGTATATCAACGACATAGAAAGCCACATCTCGGGGTTGAACGGCATCAAGGATGCCTACTTCTCCGAGGTCAAGGTCTCGCAGGATAGCGGCATCACAACACCGCAGGATGGCAAGATAGTATTGAATCCGGGTTATTTCAACTTCGACCCCAATCTGTACGATTTCACCAAGAACATTACAATATTCGAAGCTATATGATGCGTTTCCGATATATTGACATCCCGAAGCTGGTGTTGCAGTTGCTCCGGCCGAATTACTCGGTGCGGCGCGACCACAGCTACACGGAGCAGCCGTTTTGGACAACGATAATATACCGCTACTGCCTGTCGTTGCTCATGGTGTTGCACGACTATCTGTACAACTACTACATGGTGCGCTCCAAGTGGTACATGATGGCGGCGTGCACACCTACATACGGGCAGATCGAAGGCGTATTGCGGTACTGGTACGGGGAGTGGGGGCAAATATCCATCACCTCGAGCGGCGCGAGCATATGGCGATCTATGTGGTATGATTCGCCAACCCCTCCTGTATACCTGTACGACACTCCCACCCCGAATGTGTACCTCGGACAGGGAGGCACCATCACGGAGCAGCCCATCATTATGATCCCGGCTGCCCTGTACAACAACTCGGAAGCATACAACCAGTTTATCGCAGACGTCAACACGCTATTTCCCTTTTATATCAAGTATACTATAAAAACTCAATAACATGGCAGGAATAAAAAATATCAACGTCATATCGGGCACTGGCAACCCCGTGCAGATGCAGGATTTGCAGAACCTCTGGAGCGCCATCAACTCGCTCCTCCGCTCCGCCAAAACGCCCATTTCCATCGTTGCAGGATTCGCCACGGCGAACAACGACACCGGGACGAACATCGGCGAAGGTATCATCTGCTACCAAGGGCAGGCTTACTACCTGGCCGCCGATGTCGCTAAAATAGGCCAGTATCTTTATGCCAACACCATACAGGACGAACAGCGCGTGTATGAAGATGGCACGACGCGATACACATATCAGGATTATGTCGTGAATGCTGCGGCCAATGCGTCGGCATCGGGAATTGGCACCCTCATAGGGCAGGCCACGGCGGCCAACCTCGCAGCATGGAAGGTGGGCGTGCTATCCGACGGTTCCGTAACAGCGGCTATGCTGGCCGATGGCGCAGTGACGACGCCAAAGCTCGCAAACAGCGCTGTCACGACAGCAAAGATCGCAGATGGGGCGGTTGGTAGCTTGCAGATCGGCGTGGAGGCAATCAAGAACGGCAACATCCAGGATGGACAGATCACCGGGAGTAAACTGGCCGACCAGTCCATTCCCGGCTCAAAGCTCAACAATAAGACGATCACCAGAACGCAGATTGCTGACAAAGCAATCACTGCTGAGAAGATTGCCGATGGCGCTGTGGGGTATGCGCAGATCGCCGACGGTACTGTCACGGCGGGTAAAATAGAGGCAGAGACCATCACCAACGAGGAGATCGCCAACAAAACCATCAACGCAAATCAAAAGCTGGAGAATGGTTCTATCGAAGAGGCACAATATGGCACCGCGTCGGTATCGACACGAGCATTGCAAGTAAACTCGGTTAATACTTCCATCATCAAGGACGGAGCAGTTACGCTCGAAAAATTGGCGAACAAAATTAGTGTGTTACTTCCTAATACCGTCACGAATATTGCGCATAATATTAGCGGCACCCAAAATTTTCCGGAGGGCACCATAGGCGCTTTAAAAATTCCGCTATCTCCGTCCAATCACGCAACAACTGTATATTTGGTGCAGTCTCCCTCCGGACTACTTGTGCATCACTGGACGATGCTTGTATTTAAGGATGATGACGGCCCTTTCCAAATAACTTTTTCGGGAGGGTCAATTGGCACAATGCCGTTTGATCTACCCCAATACGCCATCTATTGCATACTGGATATATATTTTTATCCTCCTTATGGTCTTGTCGTGGGGGTCGCCCAACCCAACTTTATAGTGAAATAATGGACACCTTATTGAAATGGATTATGGCTGTGGTGGGGAGCCTGCTGTCGTTGTTCTCTCCCGTGACGCCGCTTGTGCTCTGCGCCTTGATATTCGTCATGATAGACTTCGTGATGGGTATACTGGCCGGGCGCAAGAGGGCGGCTCGGCAGCATAAGGACTGGTATTTCTCCAGCGACAAGGCGTGGAAAACGGTCATCAAACTTACGTGCATTGTCGTTGGGATCGGCATGTGCTACCTTATAGACACTCAAATCATCGACTTCATGAACTTGCACCTGGCCAAGCTCTTCACGGGCATGGTATGCGGCATCGAAATGTGGTCGTATTTGGAGAATGCCATGGAAATATCCGACGCTCCGGTATTCCGATCCCTTCAAAAATACGTGGGAAAGAAGATGAAGGATGAAGTAGGTATTGATATTGAAAACGCCCCGCAGGCTCCGGCCGACGGGGGTAATAACGTCAAACATAAAAAAAATGTGATATGAAAGTAGTTATCAATGGCTCCGAAGCCGATTATCCCTACATTTTTGTGGACGGAGTAAAAATGCCCGCGACCTTTATTGCCCGCCCGGCCAACCCGCGGGTAGACATGGGGCGCCGAATCATCATCGAGCCAGCGCTTCCGGAAGGTGGCAACGTCCTGCTTACTGCGGACTACCTCGACTTCGAAATCAACGAGATAGTCATCTCCGACAACCCGTCGGTCTACACTCCCGCCGACGTTTTGAGATTTCTCAACGAAGGGCATGAATCCCCTACTGACGATGATTTCCCGGGCATCGGATCGGGTCTCTATTCCGGCGGGGGGGGGTCTCCTGAAATTCCCGACGGGTCGATCACCACAGCCAAGCTGGCCGACAATGCCGTGACTTCGGCTAAGATCAAACCCTCTGCTGTAGGCACATCGCAACTGGCCGTGGGCGCTGTATCCGGCGACATCATTCAAAAAAATACAATCGTGGCGTCGAAGCTTGCGGATGGATGCGTAGGCGCCGCAGCCATCGCTGACAGGGCTGTCACCGGTGATAAAATCGCCAATGCGGCCGTTACGGTCGACAAGATCGCCGACGATAGCGTAAATTCGGATAAAATCGTCGACGGAGCTATCAATGTCAATAAGATAGCCGCAAATAGCGTTGGCAACGGGCAGATATTGGACGGTGCCATTACGGCGTCGAAGATCGGAACAGCGGAAGTCGGCACGGCTGCGCTGGCTCCCCTTGCAGTAACCACGGATAAAATTGCGGACGGCGCAGTGACGACGGATAAACTCGCAACATCTTCCATCGCCACCGAAAAGCTACAAGACCTGTGTGTCACGACGCCCAAAATCGCGGATAAGGCTGTCAACACTACCAAGCTGAATATCGGAGGCGATCTGGGGGGCAGTGTAGAGTGATGTAGGTACGGACAAGAAAACAGGCGCTTTATCGGCGCCTGTTCTTGTTTGGCGGGTCTATCCCTCGCCCAGCGATCCCGAACACCAGCATAATAATCCCGGCCACAAAGAAGAGTACGCACGCACTGCTCATGACTATGCTTTTATTTCGAGGTGGAACGCAGGCTCACTCAGGTCATACGAAAACTTGGGGTTTTTGCCGGGAATAGATACGGGCGAAATCACTTTGATGACGCGCGGCTCGTCGAGTGCTGCGACCAAGAACTCCACGGGTTTCTCCATAGTCATACTCACGTCCAGCACATTCACCTTGCGATACTCCTCAGCGCTCACACAGTGCTTGGACACCCGTTCGCCCTTTTCGCTAAGCCGACTGATAAGTTTGGACATCTCGTCGATGGTCTCCTCTTTGTCCATGCCCTGATCCTGGCAGTCGTCGAACAGTGCGGTCACCTTTCTGCCGGGTTCCCGGTAGCGGATGCGCTTTCCGGCGACCAGGTTGTTGTACATGGCCATCGCCTGCCGATAAGGGTTGCGCCACGTGGAGGTGATGGTCACCTTCGGGTTGTCGCTCTTCTCGGCTATGGATTCGAGCAGGTCGATGACCGATGAAGCTACCATGTCCTTGCACTCTTTCAAGAGCGACGAGGAGAATACTACTCGTTTTGTTGTTCCCATGTTGTGTCTGCTAATGATTTGATATTGAATGATATAAACTCACATCCCTTGGGTACTATGTACTTGCGTATATGCGCTTTGTAGATTAATTTGTCGTTGAATTGATACCTTTCTTGCAGCGCATCCTGGAACGGTTTTACCGCGTTGTCGTAGTCGCACTGAGTGTTGGAGAATCCGAACTCATACCACACCTCGAACGGAGGAGACGGCAATTCTATGTCCGGGAGTTTTAAGAGGCATTCTGCGCGGAAGGCATCGTGCTCGCTGGTTTTGAATCGGCGCCCTTTGTATGCCCTATTTACCGTCAGCGGCTTGACCTGTATTGACACTTTGCTGTTCATGGTATATGCAAATCTTTTCGGTGTTTATATGCGTCACCATGCCCGTCTTGGGGCAAATATGGTGCATATTCTCTTCGGCCGACAGGTATTTGCAGGACTTGCATGTTACCTTTGGCCGATCTCCGAATCCTTCGATATTCGGTTTTGCTGGCTTTTTCGGCGTCCTCAGCTTCATTTCCTCCAAATATTAAACCCTCCGCGCACCTCTCCGTACGGGACGTCATCGAAGGGGTTGTACCCTACGGTTCCCTCGATGCTGAACCGCCCCTTGTTGTATCGCACGCGCGCGCCCATAAACTGATTGTTCCATCCGGGGGCAACCTGCGCGGCCACTACTATCCCCCCTTCCCATGTAGGCGGCATGATCGTCGTGGTGTGATGGGTCTGCGTTATGATCTTGGTTGGCACGAACAGGTCTATACTTTCGAGCATGGGCTTATACCCGGACACCGTTGCGCGGTAGTTCTCGGTCTGAAATGTCTTGAGCTCGAACGGAAGCGTTACAGCCACTTTAACCGTGTCGCCGGGCAGATGTACTAATACAGTGTCGATCTTCGAAATTTGGTGTACTTCCGTTTGAAATACGGTGTCTCTTATGTATTCCCTTACGACCACCGTGTCGATGCGGAATTCGATCTCCGGTTTCGATGGGGTGAAGCAAAGCCATGACCGCAGGCTATAAAGTGCGATCATAGCTATGATTGCCCCGATTATGGCCGATGTTAGCCTGTTCATCTCCTATGCGTCGATCTCTTTGTCGACGATGGTGCCGTACCACGAGCGTAAAAACCATCCCGATACTACCCCCGCGAGGAATCCGATGGTTCCGGCGCTTCGAATGCTGCCCGGCAGGAAGTTGAACACAATGATGGCTACCACGGCTACCGCAGCAGCTATCAACCCGATTTTCAGTTTGTTGTCCATTTTATATAAAGTTAAAATTCAGGTATTCTCGGTATAGCGGGCGTCCAGTTGGATATGATTCCGTCGAAAAACAGAATCCAGTGCCGAATCTCGCTCGTGATATTCAGCACGTCGTTCTCGGTGGTAGGGTCGAACACTTTTGCATCAACCCCTCCATGCACCATTGCGACGATTTCGTTTAGGTCGTCCCGCATTTCGCGCGCGATGGTCAGAGCATCGGGGATCGTAAGCGCCTCCTCGATCTGAGACGAATCCACGAACTGCGTCATCGTATGCAGCGGAATGCCATCCAGCACGCGGATGGTCTCGGCCATCTTGTCGGCGCCTTTCCGGAGCGTGGCCGCAGTATCGTCCAGCAGCAGGTGCAGGGATCGGAAGGGCGTGCCGTATACCATCCAATGACGCCCTTTGGCGTTCGAGTAGGCTACTTCGAGGGTGGCCAACAGCTCATTCAGAATAGAAGTCTGATTTTTCATCTTTCTGTTTGTGTATTATGGGTTTTATGGCGTCCGGATTGTTTGCGATGAAAACGACCTGTTCGTTTAGCGCATACTCATCCACCTTGTCGTAAAATTTGTATATTTGGTTCTTATGGTCAACACACTGGAAACGGAGGGCGTCGACCTCGGCCACTTTGCCGGAACGCAGATACACCAAGTGTTTCATGGCTTTATGGTTCATTATCGGGTTCGGGGTTTTGCTTGGCATCATCCTGCCATCTGTACGACGGTCGCAGCATTCTCCCATTTCCTATAAAGGTAGGTTTGCCTCGCTCCCCTACTTCCGGTTTGGGCTGGTAAAGATATACGGTATGCGTGTGCCCGAATTTGTCTATTTTTTTGAGCGGCGCGATGCAAAGTTTAACCTTGGCTCCCAACTCTCCGTTATTGCGAACAAACTCTTCTATCACGTCAACAGGTATCTTTTTCAGGTCTATTTCGGCATATAAGATTCCCGCCATGATTCAATCTCCAATTTCGCCTCGTGTTCAAACTTCGATATTATTTTGCTGTACGCCTTTATCTCCTTCATATCCTCAAACTTGCGGATATGGTAGTATGAATTCCGGCTCGTGCAGTTCAGGTAGTTGGACAGCTTCACCCCGTTCATGAGCTTGTGGGAGTACATGATATGGATGAATACCGTTCGGGCATCCGTAACCCTTTGGCGCCGACAGGGTGCCTGTATCTCCTCCAGCGATACGCCAAAGTGGCGTTCGAGCAGCATCCCTATTTTCGACAAAATAATTTCCATGCAGTAAATATAGTAAATTATTTTATCATACAATCCCGATCCGCTCTATTTTTTCTTGTCCAGCTCTTCAAGGACGGCATCAGCGTATGATACGGCATCGGCTGCTACAGCTTCGAATACTGGAAGGTTCTCATTTTTCTGCATTTTATCTTGATTTTGCGAGAATCTCGATATTTCAACAATTCGAACTCGAATTGTACCACTTCGGTTTTGGGAATCTTGTAGTGAAGGTTATTTCATTCACTTCCTCGCATTCGATCATATAAGCCTCCGGCCATAGCCCCTTTATTTGCTCGACATTTTCGGCATAGGCGACAATAACGAAAGCGTCGACGCTTTCGCCCGTACACCAATACGGATACTTGATCGGCCATTTAACTGGCCGATAATCGTTACCGCAATCTTTGAATTTGATATAGAATCTTGCTCGTATCATTTCTCCCTCTTTTTGAAATGTTCGATAATCTCCTCAACCGTGGCCTTACGGGCGGGGATACCGACCCGATGCTCCAGCAAGCATTTTTCGAAGCTCCCAATGGGTGCATACAGCCCTTGGTTTACCCATGCCTTCGCTTCCTCCGCGATAAACCACTGCTCGCGGTCGTTCTCGTCGTTCATCGCCGCCAGTGCCTTAAACAGCTCGATATTCTCGCCGCAGTCTATGGCAGGGTATCCTTTGGCAACATTTTCAGCCTTGAACTGGTCGATGGAATATCGGGTTTCCTCGTCGTAGTCGCAGATCCCGTGCACCTCGTAAGCGATTTTAAGCCGATCAATCCCTCTGCAATGCAGGGTGTTACAGCCGTCAAATAGGCAGCAGGAGCATACGTAATACCCGATTCCCTTCAGCCATTCGGTCAGCTCCTTTCGCTTTTCCGCATCCTCGACACGGACAAAGCATGGGGTTGTAAATTTCATACTATTTCACCAATTCAAATTCGTAAACCACCACCCACGGGTTCCGATCCCACGTTCCACGGCCGGACACCTTGTCGATTAGTGCGGCGAAGGCCTTGCGGGGAGTGTCAAATTCAACGGCTGTTCCCTTTTTCTCGTCGACAAACCCATACGTGGTGGTATCTGTGGATTCGTACCACGATTCGATAATGCCCTCGCGAAAACAGTCATCGTGCGAAATGCTCTGCAACTGCTCGCACTTGATTCCGGTGATGCGGATTTGGTGGGGCATCAAATCGGCTCGCACAAACAGTTTGTTTCGCCAGCCAGGTGTTCTATCCGCGCCATATACAGGAATGTCACATCTTGGCGAAAACGCATGGTAATAACTTTGCGCCACGGCCACGACCTCGCCGACCTTGTAGCGGCATTTATGGCGAAAAATTTCAATTCCTTGACAGCACATTACGATACAGCCAGTGGCTTCCTCATAGGTGAAGTCTTCGGCCGAGGTCGCAGCCCGTTGAAATTGTTCACCTCCCTCGATGCGGCGCGTATTGTTTTTTATATAGTCAATGACCGCATCCGTCAGTCCATAGCGGTCGTTAAACATTATCTTCTGCATGGTTATTCAGTTTTAAGTAATTCTGGGGTGTCGTGGATATTACCTATTTTCGTAAATGAACAACACCAAATTTCCTCAGGTTCATTGTTCGCATCTACAAAACAGAACATCCGATCTCGATAGGCAATTACGCTACGCCTATTGATTTTCATGAGATTTTCCCATTCTACTATATCTCCCTCCCAAACATCCGTGCCGTTATTGTCTTTCAGCCCAATATACTCGCCGACGGTAGTGGGATCAACTTCATATAATCCTGTAAAGGTCTTGATAAATATCCGGCCTGCGTCTGCGCCGTAGCAATGAATCAGGTCTCCATAAACCCACTTGTCGTTATCTATACGCTTGCCTCTGAATTTACCATCTCGCATAACTATTCTTGTTTGAGGTTGTTAATTCTGTCGATCTCGACTTTCAAATTCATCTCTGCACTACGCACATCCCGTTGCAATTCCTCCAGCCGAGCTATTTGCTCCTCGTCCATCCGCGGGCATCCCCGCAGCCAGCTGTCGTAATTCGGGGTGTTCAGTTTGCCGTCACAAATCCCTCCGACACGCATACAGTAGTCGTAGTACTTGATGTATTCCTCCTTCGGAGCGTCTCGGTCGATGTCCGTCAGCATATCGGCCATGCTCACGAATAGATCGCCGACCTCTGCAATTCCTCCGGGGTCGTTACCTGTCCACGCAGCCGGCTCATAATCGTAGCCGTGCTTCTCGCAAAAAGCAGCCAGATAGGCGTTGCAGGCCGCATTGTAATTCAGTCTCAGTTCCTCGCGTGACATTCCATTTGCCGTGAATATCTTGCTTTCCCTTTCTGCGATCATCTCAATTCCTGTTTTCATTTTTTCTTTCTCGTGTTGAATTTTCCCATCAATTTGTTCGCGTTTCGCACATGCTTGCGCATGTATTTAGCGAAATCTTCGTCTGCCGATTCAACCCCTCCCTCTGCCATTGCAATTACCTCGGCAAGGGCTTGAAATTCGTCATACGTCATAAACACATAGCCGCCTTTAGGTTTTGTGTGGTTCATCTTCTCTTCCACAGTAGTTTGGTTTTAATGACTTAATCATTTTCGTCGTTATCGTCATCGGGATAGCTCACATCCTCATAGTCCACGCAGAAGTCAATGATGTCCCGTCCCTCGTCAAACATTCCTTCGTCCCGGCACTGCTCGTATTTCCGGCAGTTATAGCAATAACAGTCGTTTATCGGTCTGAATAACATCCTCACCCCAATAGGATACTGTATGACGAGATGCGCTGATAAATAGCGATTTAGGAACATCGCACCCGTCGCCCAGTTTGCACCCGTCGCCCAGTTTGATATTGCGCGCCTCAAATTCGGAGGATAATTCAGAAAGTTCATTGTACTGAAAGGGTGTCCAGCCTTTGTCTGAAACCCAGAGATAAAGTGTTTTCATGGTTAGTTATCTTTGTGCTTAAATTTTAAAACAGTTTATGGATTAAAATACAACCACCATTGACGGGAACGGAGCACTATTTTTTTGGTCCCCGAATTTTAGCCTCCCCTTTATAAATCTAATTTCCCGTGCTTTGTGGTAAATAAATTCGTGAAAATATCGAGTATCTGTACGCGCCGGAATCAACATTACAACTATTGTGTTGATTTTTTGTGCCTCCATGAAGCATTTACGAACCCATGCGTATATATCCCGACCGTATGGCGGATTGCAAAAAACAGTATTCCCGCCCCAATCTTGTCGGAGCCCGTCCTGCTCTTTGGTGTAGAATTTAACACACTTAGCATTATGCGGGGTGGCGCAAGGATCAAGTGTAAAATGAAATTCACTATTGAGTTTATCATAGAAATCCTGTGGTGTGGCCCACAAATCGGTCTTAGATGAAAACATCGTTTCTGTATTCATAAATTAGTTTTTTTTGTGTTTGACTTTCCAATTCGGTATGCAGGAAATCCAGCCCCAGATCGATCAGCCGCTTCGACTACTCGATGCTCGTTACTTGGTCTTTCATAGTCTTCATTTTTTTCGCTTTTTTCTCTACCGAAATTAGACGTCCGGAGGCGTCGTAAACTCTCTTTTCCGTGTCGTTCTCTACCACGGTGTAAAGCAGGACGCCGTTTTTGTCCTTGACAATGTACCCGCTGGCCGTCTTGATTTTGATGTATACCACTTCCCCCTTGGAATCCTTTATCACCGTTTGATTTTGGCCATACGCGGGGGTCACAGCCATCAATGCGATGCAGATGATAACGAAAATGATTGCTGCCAAATAGGCGATGGTTGCTTTTGTCTCCTGTTTCATTTTTGTGATTTTTTTTGTTTGCTCCATAATTCCAGAATCTTCTTTTTTTGCTCCGGCGACATAGCCGCGAGCTGGGAATCCCTCACCTTTGCCTCGGCGTCTGCTGCCCGGCCGCATTCTGCGCACCGCTCGTCGAAGTATTCCGCGAACCACTGGTAGACTATCTGCCCGTCGAGACGCCCGTATAATGCGCCGTATTGTCCTTTTTTGGCCCGCGTCATCACAAGTCGTACGTCTGCCAGGTTTAGCGCGTAGAAATCCTCCAGGATCATGGAACACGTCTCGATGATTTGAAACCTGTTCATCTTGGCGGATATGTTGAGAAACGATTGCAGATCGTCGATCCATAGCGCCATGCAGGATATAACGAGCTCGTCTCCGTGGATTCGCCGAAGCCCCGACAGGGATTCCATTCCCGACTGAGCGCATTTGATCGGCGTGGACATGGCCCTACATGTCCTCATCCCCTCTCCCGGATAGAGTAGTGCCGAATGCGATGCGTTCGAACATGGCGCGTTCTTCGTCGGTAAGGCCTCCGGTGCCGCGATTATTTCCTGCTTTTGTTTCATAAACCCTATTCTGTTTTTGTGATATTGCGAATTCGAAAATACGTTTCCAGTCTATCGTCTTGCTTCGGCCTTTTTTCTTGTGCAGCCATCCGGCCTCCGTGGCCCAAAACTCCTTGCAGGCCTTTTCGAGTGTCAGTCTAATGTCGACGCCCGGGTTGAAACGCTTTCGCTCGTCCATCCAATCCCTGTCGTTCGTCCATCGCTTCCATGCATCCCGGCAATCTTGCAGGTATACGTCGAAGCTGTCGCGCCATGTAACCTCATTCGGGGTTTCTGGCTTTTTTCTCGCGCGTGCGCGCTTATAGTCTCTACCAGGATTATTAATACTCTCTGTTACTATCTCTGCTTCTTCGAGTACGTCAGTACGAGAAGTAATCTCTATGTCTTTATTCTCTACAATATCTCTTATCTGTTGTTGCTGACTGTGTTGCTTCTTTGTTGCTGACTGTGTTGCTGACTGTGTTGCTTCTTTGTTCTCCTCTTTGTTATCGTAAAAATTTAAACCGACGTAATCATCAAAGTTACAGATAGTTATTATGGTGTACGTCTTTGTTGCTATCTTTGTTACTTCTTTGTTGCTGACTATGTTGTTAAGTGTGTCGCGTGTTTGTTGAGTACTTTGTTGCACCCCTTCGCTCAACTTAGATAGACTTGTTACTACTTGCCCGCGTTTAATCGTGATTCCGTTCCACTCCGATTCCGTGATGTTCGCGTTCATAACCAGCCACTGAAGCATAGCGTGTTCCCGGCAAGCCTTAATGCTTGCTTCTCGGTACCATTTGGTTGGTATTTTCATCCATCCGTTTTGTATGTCCTTTAGCTTCATTATTAAAAGGGGATAAAAAAACCGCTCGTTCGATACCGGGGGGCAGCCCGGTATCTACTAAAGCGGTAAGTCGCATTTTGCCCCTGCCCGAGCATTCACACCGCAAATATAAACAAACTTTTCCATTCTCCAAAAAAAAATCAGAACGGAGTGTCCGTCATTGCCTGCCTCATTATCTCCTCCATGTATGCCTTCCTCTTCGCTGCGCGGCTGCGTCTGTTTGCCGCCGCCCGCTGTCTTTTGGCTACACTCAGCGGGTTGGCCATGTTCTCCTTCATGTCCCGGCACCACCTCAGATTCGAGGCATTGTTGTTCTCGACGTTCGTATCAAGGTGATCCACGATTTTGTCCCCCCCCCTTTTTGGGATAAAAGCCTCAGCTACAAGGCGGTGAACAAAGTAGTTGTACCTCCCTAAACGGTTGAATAACCGCACCCTTACGTACCCGTCGGCATTGTAATCCACCTTCAACACATGGGGGTCTCCGCGCCGCGTAGACACCACCGTTCCGTCCTCTCCGATCCAATATCCCGGGAACTCGTCGATGGGCTTAAACTTCACCCCCCCCCTGTACTCCGGGAATCGTATGAAATATGCATTCATTCATGTTGCCTATTTTTGGCGCCTTAGGGCGCATTTTACAATCTCTTCGAGGGTTGCATCCGGATCGGCATTCAAAGCCTCTAAAACGGCCTGTTTTGCCCTTTCTTTGGGGAAGCCCAAAGTGTTGAGAGCTCGTATTGCGTCCGCCTGCAATTCCTCGTTTATTTCCGGCGCTTCCGCTTCTGTCGGATCCGAATCCGAGGCTGAGGATTCGCCCCAAACCACGGGCCGGAGAAACACAGCGCCGAGGGCGAGACCGTGAGGGCATATCCTATAAAGTTGCACAACATCGTTAGCGGGATCAGGACAAGGCCAACGAGCCATTCCAGCGCC